AGCTAGCTGAAGATGAAGATGGTGATTGGGAGAGCCTTAACGATGCCAACAAATACATTTGCGATGACGTTATGTCTGCTGCAATTGTTACTTGTGGTTGCGTTGGTTCTGTCTATCTCCTTTGGCAGGCTATCAAATTGATGCGTGGTCTCAGTAAGGTTAATCCGCAAGGATCTGCTGTATCTGTACCCGTACCAATTGATTCTGATCGTCCAAACCCGTGGAAGATTGTCCAACCTGTTAAGATTCCCAAATCTGAAGCCTCTGAAAATATTACTATTGATGAGCTTTCAGCTTTGGTATCTCGACATATTGCACATGCTACATTCACATACGTTGACTCTTTTGGAGTCACGCATCGCGGATCTTGCGATGCTGTCCCCATGTGCGGAAACACATGGGTGGTGCCAGCACACATGTTAAACAAATCAAAAGAACTTATGATTAATGTTAAACGTGTAAATACTGACACCGTTGGCTACAGATTTTATCAAGCCATCGACGAATCGAGTTGGGTCGAATTACCTAACGATCTAGCACTTGTACGATTAACAGCTGGTGGATCAGTTCCTGATTTATGTAAATTCCTTGCAGAAGGTAATTTTGAATTAACTGATAAACTATTTTGTGATATTGTGCATCGTGCTGAGACATGTGAAATCTCTCGTGACACTGTTCTCATTGATTCTAAACAAACTTTTACCACTGATCAAGAGTTTGAAGGAGTGAGTTATAAATACCCACGTCCGACATTCGCTGGATTATGTTGTGCGACTCTTATCACGCGACAACGAAAACCCTGTATTTTAGGTTTTCATGTTGCTGGTCGTACTGGTGAAAACTTTGGTGTAGCTTCTTTGATTACACATGGTGACGTCCTTAAAGGTTTATCTGATCTTAACAGTAAGATGCCTTTGATTTCGCATTCTCAAGGTGACATGCCTACGTGTAAATACGGAATTGATTACACACCTTCGGATACCATCCACCCTAAACATTGCGTCAATTTTCTTTCTGAAGACGCGGATGGTGATCTCCCAGCTGTTGACACTTATGGTGCTCATGCAGGTGGAAGTGTGAAATTCTTATCGCAAGTTCGGAAATCACCAATTTCCGATACCGTAGAAGAAGTTCTTGGTTTGCCTCGGATACATGGTGCTCCTCAAAAGGGACCATCCTATGTTCATTGGCAACGTGATCTTCAAGCTATGTCACACCCAAAAGGTGGGAAGATGAAACCCAACCTTTTAAACCGCGCATTTAAAGACCTGCGTGGAACGTTCCGAGATTATATCAACGAACACCCTGAGAAGAAGGAGTTAGTTCATCCATATGCTAAAGACGCTGTCTTGAGCGGAGTGGATGGAGTAGCTTCTGTTGAAAAAGTCGATGTGAATACCTCCATGGGCTTTCCTATCAACAAGGCAAAGAAATACTTCTTAGGTCCCGTCGAACGGAAAGTCGACGGTATTTCTGTCGTTTATGACTTCGAAGACCCGAAATATTGGGAAGAAGTAGAACGTATGGAACAGGAACTCGCTGCTGGAAAGCGCGTGCATGTCATTTTTCGAGGAAACTTGAAGGATGAACCTGTGAAATTTGATAAGAACAAAATCCGTGTTTTCACCGGATGTGAGTTCGCTTTCACTTGTTTGGTTAGGAAGTATTTCCTACCAATTGTGCGATTGATTCAAGATTCTGAAGGCCTTCTCGAATGTGCCGTAGGAATTAATGCAACGAGCCCTCAGTGGGACAAATTTGTCAAACGTCTCACTAAACATGGTACTGAACGCATGATTGCGGGCGATTACAAACAATATGACAAGAACATATCTATTCAGATGATGATGTATGCTTTTGAAATTTTGATTGATGTTGCCGAACAATGCGGTTACACCCAG